ATCAAGTGTTTGTTAGGGATCCAGAGACATTTGAACTTTATTGGGTAGACATGACCAAAGTTGCTAGAGTCATTGTCAACGAAAGCGAAGGCAAACGCCCAGAACAATACGTTATTAGAGACATTAACCCCAACTTTCAAAACTTAACTGTGGCAGCCAAAACCACAACTGATTATCAAAGCAATCCAGCCAGTTCAGGTTACGTTGCACCCATGAACTATGCAGTTCCTAATTCGGGAGGCGGTGGTGGTGCAGGTGTTGGACAATCAAGATTTGCGGCTGCCATGAATGAAACAGTGTTGGATTCAAAGCATGTGGTGCATTTGAGCTTGACTGAAGGCTTGGATTTTTATTGGCCGTTTGGACAAAGTATTTTAGAAACAATTTTCCGAGTGTTCAAACAAAAAGAACTGTTGGAGGACAGTGTTTTAATATATCGTGTTGCCCGTGCTCCTGAACGTAGAGTTTTTAAAATTGACGTGGGAAACATGCCAAGTCACATGGCTATGGCGTTTGTGGAACGTGTTAAAAACGAAATTCACCAGCGCAGAATTCCTAGTCATACAGGCGGCGGCGCCAACATAATGGATTCAAGTTATAATCCACTCAGCATCAACGAAGATTATTTTTTCCCACAAACAGCTGATGGACGAGGAAGCAGTGTAGATACGTTGCCTGGTGGTGCTAACCTTGGCGAAATTGACGATTTAAAGTATTTTAACAACAAGATGTGCCGCGGCCTGCGTGTGCCTAGCAGTTATTTGCCCACAGGACCAGATGACAGTGACCGCCCTATGAATGACGGTCGTGTAGGTACTGCACTCATACAAGAATACCGTTTCAACCAGTACTGTGAACGATTACAGCGATTGGTTGTGCAAAAATTAGATGATGAATTTAAAATGTTCATGCGTTGGCGCGGGTTTAACATTGATTCAGGATTGTTTAGTGTAGCGTTTAATCCACCACAAAATTTTGCCAGCTATCGTGAAGCTGAACTTGATACTACCCGTGTCACTACTTTTCAAGCATTAGAACCCATTAATTATCTAAGCAAAAGATTTTTGTTAAAACGATATCTAGGATTAACAGAAGAAGAAATTCAGGAGAACGAAGAAATGTGGCACGAAGAACGTGCAGAACCTGAATTGCCACCTTCTACTGGCGAAGATTTGCGTAGTGTGGGAGTCACACCTGCTGATCTGGAAAGCGATATTACTACTGGTGATGAATTTGCAAATATTGGCGAACCTAGTGCTGATCAAACCACGGCTGCACCCACACCTGGACAGCAGCCTGCCGCAGGCGCAGGGCCTACTGGTACTGCATAAATAACACTATGATTTTACTAGAACTATATCATCAAGAAAAAGAAGAGTACCAGGATGTTGCTCAAGATAATAGTCAGCCCAAACTTGGAGATTTGAGAAAAACCAAATTGACACTTAGGCAGATCAACAAACTGCGCCGACTTAACGATGTAAGATCTTTTGAATTTAAAGAACGATTAAAACGAGTAAAACAACAATATGCTCCTCCAGCTCAGCCAGTTGTTTAAAATTTTTAGCTTTTTAATAAAAATTTAATAAAACTCACCAGTAATCAGTGGGTTTTATTCATTATGTGTAAATAGTTAACGAGCCACTTACACTTGGAGAAGCTATATGAATAAATTTGAACAACTAGTTGAATACGTCATCAATGATGACGCAGAAAAAGCCCGCGAACTTTTTCATGAAATTGTAGTAGAGAAAAGTCGCACCATCTATGAAAACATGATGGATGAAGAAGAACTTGGCGAAGCCAAGGATGAAGAGCTTGACGAGTCTGAAGAAGAGTTAGACGAAGCCGCAGACGAAGACCTTGACGAATCTCTTGGCGGTGACCAAGCTGATGACCTTATCGACGATGTAGAAACCGAAGAAGAAGGCATGAGCATGGAAGGCGAAGAGTCTGACATGGGAGATTCTGGCACCGAAGAAGGTGGCGAAGAAGGATTAGAAGATCGTGTAGTTGATCTTGAAGACAAACTAGACGAACTAATGGCAGAATTTGAAGCTCTTATGGGCGACGAAGCTGGTGAAGATCATGTTGATGGTGAAGAAATCGTAGACGTGTCTGCTGATGACATGGGCAATAACATGAGCGGCGAAGAAGAAATTGACGACACTGAGTTTGAAACTGAAGGCATGTTTAACGAAAACGTTAGTTTAAAAGCAGTTGCCAAGCCAAACAACACAGAAGAAGCCAGCCAAAAGAAAAGCCCAGTGGCCGCTAACAGTGGTGCACGTGGCGCAATGGCTCGACCAGTACACACTGGTGCCAGCGAGGGCGGCAAGCACGACAGTCCAGCTTACAAAAATTCTACTAAAGAGTTGATTGGTAAAGTTGGTAATACACCTGCACAAAGCACACAGAAACCTACACCAGCTACTAAGCCACAATTAGGCCAGGCTGCTGGTGTTAATAACAAAGCTGTTATTCAATAAAGGTGCTAGGTAAATGGCTCTTTACTTAAAAGAAAACTTGACCTTTGATGCCGCCCGCATGATTGTGGAAGGCACCGACGGCAAGGATCTTTACATGAAAGGTATATGCATACAAGGCGGCGTGCGTAATGCCAACGAGCGTATATACCCTGTTGATGAAATTGAAAGAGCAGTTAAAACTTTAAACGAACAACTTAACACAGGACACTCAGTTCTTGGTGAAGTTGATCACCCCGATGATTTAAAAGTTAATCTAGATCGAGTAAGCCATATGATCACAGAAATGTGGATGGATGGTCCCAATGGATTTGGAAAACTTAAAATATTGCCTACCCCAATGGGTCAGCTGGTTAAAACCATGCTGGAAAGTGGTGTAAAATTAGGCGTTTCAAGCCGAGGTAGCGGTAACGTTAACGAAGCAAACGGACATGTCAGTGACTTTGAAATAGTCACTGTGGATGTGGTTGCCCAGCCCAGTGCCCCAAATGCATACCCCAAAGCCATTTACGAAGGCTTGATGAATATGAAATATGGACATCGTGTACTAGAAATAGCTCGCGACGCTGGCCAGGACAACAAAGTACAGAGATAGTTGAAGAGTGAAGTCGTAAAACTCATCAAAGATCTCAAGATCTAAGGAGAAATTGATGCTAGACGCAATCAAACCATTGCTAGATAGCGACCTGATCAACGAGGAAACTCGCACTGCGATTTCAGAAGCTTGGGAAATCAAGATGACTGAGGCTCGCGAACAGGTCCGTGCAGAACTCCGCGAAGAGTTTGCACATCGCTATGAGCATGACAAAAACAACATGGTAGAAGCTCTAGATCGCATGGTAACAGAAGGTCTCACCGCAGAGATCCAAGCAGTGGCAGCTGAAAAGAAGTCACTAGTCGAGGATCGCGTTAAATTCCAGGCTAAGATTAAAGAAGATACAACAAAGTTTAACAACTTTATGGTAGCTAAATTAGCTGAAGAAATTGGCGAACTACGCAAAGACCGCAAGCAACACAACGAAGGTCTAGCAAAACTAGAAAAATTTGTGGTGCAAGCACTTGCCGAAGAAATTACAGAATTTGCACAAGACAAGAAAGATTTGGTGGAAACCAAAGTTCGTCTAGTCAGCGAAGCACGTAATAAACTCGAGAGTTTGAAAGCACGTTTCATAAAGGAAAGTGCTGGAAAAATGAGCAAGGCTGTAAGCCAGCATCTCAAGCAAGAACTTACTCAATTGCACGAAGATATTAAAATTGCTCGCGAGAACAATTTTGGTCGACGTATTTTTGAAGCGTATGCCGCAGAATTTGGTAATACTCACTTAAATGAGAATGCCGAAGTCCGCAAGCTTAACCAAGCTATTACGCAAAAAAATAAGCAGTTAAGTGAAGCTACAAAGATTGTACAAAAGGCCAAAACCTTAGTAGAATCTAAAGAGCGTGAAATTAACATGATTAAAGAATCCAATGTACGTGCAAACGTAATGGAAGAATTGCTTGGACCTCTTAACGAGCAAAAGCGTTCGGTCATGAAAAATCTTTTAGAAAGCGTACAGACATCTCGTCTAAAAGGCGCCTACGAAAAGTACTTACCAGCAGTATTAGCTGACACAACACCAAAAGCCCGCAAGGTAATTAGTGAAAGTGTACGCGAAGTAACTGGTGATAAAACCGTGCCAGCCGCGCAACAAGTAGAAGATCGCAGTAATGTGATTGATCTCAAGCGCCTGGCTGGTCTATAATAGAAAGAAAAAGGGGACATAAATGTCACAAGAACTATTAGAAAGCCGTTGGGACGAGACCAAAGAAGCCCTTATGGAAGGCCTCAAAGGCAATCGTCGCAACTCAATGAGTGTTATCTTAGAAAACACTCGCAAGTACCTGAAAGAGAATGCCAGCGCGGGTTCCACTGTTTCCGGTAATATTGCTACGCTGAATCGTGTTATTCTGCCAGTGATTCGACGTGTTATGCCAACTGTTATTGCCAACGAAATTGTTGGTGTGCAGCCCATGACAGGTCCTGTAGGTCAGATTCACACTCTACGTGTGCGTTATGCATCTACAATGACAGACCAAACAGCAGCCGCTACTTCTGTAGTTGCTGGTGAAGAAGCATTGTCACCATTCAAGATCGCTGTTGCATACTCTGCTGGCGCTCGCGGTGCTGATAACGCTGCCACTACACAAACTGCCGCCCAAGGTTACGCTGGTTCGCCAACTGCTACCATGGAAGGTAACGGTGGTCGTCAGATCTCTGTACAGATCTTGAAACAAGCTGTTGAAGCCAAGACTCGCAAATTGCAAGCTCGTTGGACTTTTGAAGCTGCTCAAGACGCACAAGCCATGCATGGTATCGACGTTGAAGCAGAAATCATGGCTGCTTTGGCACAAGAAATTACTGCTGAAATTGACCAAGAGATCCTATTGAGCTTGCGCTCATTGGCTCAGACTGAGTTCACATACAACCAAGCTACCGTTTCAGGTACAGCTACATTCGTTGGTGACGAGCATGCCGCATTGGCAGTTCTAGTTAACCGTGTTGCTAACTTGATCGCTCAACGCACACGTCGTGGCGCAGGTAACTGGGCTGTTGTATCCCCAGCATCTTTGACAGTATTGCAATCTGCTACAACTAGCGCATTTGCACGTACTACAGAAGGTACATTTGAAGCTCCTACAAACACCAAGTTTGTTGGTACATTGAACGGCGCTATGCGTGTGTTCGTTGACTCTTATGCATCTGACTCAACACCTGTGTTGGTTGGTTACAAAGGTTCAAGCGAAGCTGACGCAGCCGCTTTCTACTGCCCATACATTCCTTTGATGAGCAGTGGTGTTGTACTTGATCCAACTACATTTGAACCAGTCGTGTCATTTATGACTCGTTATGGTTACATTGAGTTGACAAACACTGCATCTTCATTCGGTAACGCCGGTGACTATGTTGGTGAGATCGCTGTATCT